TCCCTTCGACAAGCCTCCTGGCTGACCGACCAACCCAACAGGTTCTCGGTCGCTTTTACCAGGCATACTAAGGCTCTGTTGGTCCATGCTAGTGGTCCAGTAGCTGACATGTGGGCAAACATACCGCTCCGACCCTTTTTTATGGTTGGTTCCAGAAAAGATGAGATGGAGCATGTTTTGCACCCAGACGTGATGGACAACCTGATTAAACCGATCTATTCTGCCAGGGTCCGCGATAGGATCGCTAAGCTCAGAGCCGTTCTCTCGGAACCGCTCGTGATGGAAGGTCACCATGTCTCGATTCAGGAGGCAGAACCGGAGCCCGTCGAGCCGTTGGCCAAGCACAGCCTAATACATTCGGAGTTACTCAACACAGTTTATGAACAGACTAATTTTGATCTAATTGAGCCGGCAGAACGAGACCTACACACCGAGCAACCAAGACGCCCCTTCAGTTTTTCGCCCCCTGGCCCGCCTGTTCAAAGAGATGACGTGCGTAATGACATTGACGGCAGCAGCAAGTTGGCGGCTATACACGTCAACTCTTCTGGCTTTGACTCCTTCAAGAACCTTATCGACAGACAGGTCGCAACCACCAAGAGTTCGAAGTTCGGAAACAGTGACATTGTTGAGGGTGTGAAAATTTACAAAAGATTCCGTGAGTGTTTTTACTCAACGTCGGCAACCATCCTTGATATGGAAAAACAGGCATCTTGGTTGGCTGCCACCGACGTCCACGCGCTAGAGCAAATAGCAGTGGGTGACCCGTTGGGCGAAACAGCCCGCTCTTTGGCCGTGGACGCTGAGTTTAAGACTCAGACCAAAGCCAAGGCCGTGCCTGGTTTCTCCGCCACTCTACCTTATGGGCAGTCCATATTGGCCAATTCCAAGGTGTTCAATGCTTATTTCTCCAATGAACAGCCGAAACTTTATTTAAACCTGGCCAAGAGAATGAGAGATGGCGTGATTTTGGACTACGGCATGTCTGACGATGCTTTGTCCCGCAAGCTGCAACTGTTAGGCGTCGCCCATGACATGAATGGGCCCAAAAACGTACAAGCAGACGTGTCTAAGCAAGATTCATCCCATACGGCTGCCTTTCTTTACGCTTTCATTCTAATCGCACGCGATTGCGGTCTCACAGAGGAGCATCTCATGTTGTATTTGGCGTATGCTCGGAGGTATTCCTTTCGGTCAAGGGGAAATGACGCAACTAAGTCAAGTGTGTCTTACAATTTAGGCTCTGGGGAC